GCTTTTTCTTTTTTTAATTTCCGTATCGATTTGCTCAATGCGGTCTTCAAATTTGAGCTTTTTTTTTCTCGGCATCTTATGACTTCTTTATGCTCCCCGCATCGCTTAAGAAGTCCTTCTCGATATTCCCCTTGTCGTAACTGGGATCTCTATCTCTAGATCCCTCTGTCTGCCCTTCTGTCGCACTTCCTACAATATCTCCCAGTTTATGTATATTTGCAGAAGAAGTTTTTAAATCAAACTCTAAGGAATTAATTCCAATTTCAAAATACTCTTCATCTTCGTCTTCTTCGTATTGCTCGACTTCAACACGTTTAGTTGCAACTGCCTTTTTCTTCTTTACGTTAGACTTAGCTAGGGCGCTCGTATAAGACTTACCGCAGTTAGCGCAAAATTTTGGCTTCTGCATGGAGTACGAGTGTCCGGATCCACATTTGCTGCAATATAGTTTCATAAATGAATTTACACTATATATTCTATCTCAAAAAAAACTTTTTTCCAAAAAAAAGCGTGTAATCTTTAAGGATATGGAAAACGTCAAGTTTAGGAATTCGGACGGAGTGGAATACGAGCTGATATGGAAAAAGCCCCATTATACTTATAACGCAGATGGTTTATGCTACTCTCCGGAAATGGACAATCCTAAGATCCTAGTAGACCCAAAGCTTAAGAAAAGAAGGAAACTGAGCACTTTAATAGAAGAAGTAACTCACGCCTTCTTTTGGGATAAGTCTGAAAAAGAGGTTAGAAAGTTCTCCTCTGTCCTATCTGGGCTAATTTCTAAACAAATTAAATAATGTCAATTTCAGAAAGTTTTGACACAACAAACTTAGTCAGTTCTGACCTTAAGATATCTTCTTGACTGAACTCGAAAGTGTGAATCCCCATTTTTTCGCTCTCTTCGTTATCGAAAACATGATAGATTTTCTCAAAGCCCCCTCGGCTTCCATTCTTTAAGTCTGTTTGCATAGGGTCAGCTGTTATAATGCCTCTGGAGTATTTGCCGATACGAGTCAAGACTGTAACTATTTCCCGAAAAGAGCTGTTCTGAGCCTCGTCAAGCAATATAGCCTTTCCATTCCAGCTCATGCCTCTAGCGAAATTAACTGGATGAATAGAGACTCTTCTTTCCTTTTGAAGTTTTTTCACTGTTTCTTCGCTCAACAATTCGTCTAATTTATCCATAAATGGTAAATTATAGTAATGTAGTTTTTCATCAGCGTCTCCGGGGAGAAAACCTAATCTAGCGTCAGAGCTCTCTACTGCAGAGCGCATGTAAAGAATATCTGAAACCTTGCTTTGATTTAGGAGTCTTAAAGCTGAATATACTGATATTAGAGTCTTCGAGCTACCCGCAGGACCTTTGCATAAGATAAGCCTAGTGGATTTATTTAATGAAACTTCTAGAAATCTCTTTTGTTTGTCTGTCCAAGGCAATTCCTCTATATAGAAGGTATCTTTTGGCTTAATTGGGTCTCTTTGGTGAATTTTGATTTTTCCGTTTGTAACTTCGAGAGAATCGAAGTCTCCCGTGCTTTTTACTTTAGGCATCTTTATAGAATACACTATTTTACGTGTAAATACCTATGAGGATTATGAACGAAATCACAAATGCGGTGCCTCAAGTCGTCAACCTGTTAAACCAAGGGGTAACCACGGAGCAAGCAGAAAAAGTGGCTCAGGACTTAGTTGGGCAGTACGGATGGCTTATAATGGGCGCACTTGCAGCGATCTTAGCAAAAGATATGATCATGAACTTCGCTCAAGCTATAATGGTCTTTATGGGAAATGATTTTAATAATGACGACATAATATATATCTCCGGTCGTCAAGCGAGAATAGTCAGAGTTGGCATAAGAACTACCTGCTTTTACATGACAGATAGGGCCTCTAAAATGGTCGTTCCTAATGAGCAACTTAAACAACTAACGATTGAGAAACGACTAATGCAAAACGGAAAGGTTCCGTACCTTCCAACCGCAGGAGAGTCGGGCTACGTAAGGATCGAGGAAACTCCCATTCAACCATCTCCGATACAAGTAGAAATAATCTCTGAGAAAAAGCCACCTTCTGGAAGAAAGTAAAATTTATGACTAGGCGAAAACAAACATTAGATGTAAAAGAATCGAGAATCACATACGACGACCTTTGGGAGGGCCTAAAGAGGGAGGAGGCCCTCGCAGACGAAAAAGCTGGTTATCCTCCTAAATGTAATTCGGGTTATGAAGCGAGCGAAGATGGAAAAAAATGTGTTCCTATAAAAAAAGACAAAGCTGCCCATAAAAAGAAAAAGTGGTAATTATCTTTTTCCCCAGTATTTATGTTCGTAATCAGGTGTGTTTTCTTGAACCATAGCTTCTATCCATTCAGAACTGGAGTCTTTGTTTAGAAGCTCGTGGCTTCCACTATTAGTGTTTACATGAGGCTCCCATCTTCTGGCTAGCTCAAAAAGCTGAGCCTGCTCGTAACTCAAAGTGGCCGTCAGTAGGCAGAACTTGCTTAATACCGATTTTCGAGGCGGAGGGTTTATTCCGCGTTCAATTTTACGCCACACCTCTTTCGAAACACCAAGCATGATGCATAGTTTTCTAGTGTCCTTGAACCGTACGCATCTAAGTTGCTTTAAATATTGATGAAAATCCATAGTTGATCTTCCTATCGGTCTAGCCATTACAAGCTTTAATTAGTATAGCGGCCGCTACAATTATCACAATGACTGCAGTCGAGCCTAAATCGCGACGCGCAGTCGAGCCCAAATCGTAGCCCTTAAGGGGTTTATTGTTTTTTTCTGTCATTGCAACATTTTAGACTTGAACATCCAACCTTTGATTGAAGTAGGCGTTCTCAATAGCGTTATATTCCACTGCCCTTGCTTGATTATGGTATTCATGTTTTATTAGGTAAGCATTTTCTAAAGCTCGTCTAGCTAAACTGATCGATAGCATATTATTAAAGCTAGCATGTCGCATCTGGGTCGCTACGGCCGCTTTTGGGGGTTGCGGCCCTCCTTGGCCTACGGGGTGCACGCCTTCAGTATTCATCGTCTTCTTATCTTTTTTTTATTTTTTTAGCAACCCATTTAAAGCCTTGCACGATTACCTCTGATAAAATAAACGGGCTTACGATCAGCCACCCGAAGCCTACAGCGCACTTTTCTACTAAGCTAATAGGCTCCCACGGCTTTTTCCATTTTACTTTAAGAGGTTTGTCGTTTTTGATCATTTCGTCACCTTATTCCTGATCCAGCTCTAACAAAAGGAATATCAAGAACTGAGTTCGTGGAGCTTTTAGGGTCCCTGAGCTGTAAGAGGACATCTAATACGTATTTGTCATTTCTAGGATCTTTTTTTTCAACCGGAGAACAAGTGGTTATGAGGTACCCAAGAAGTAACCCAAGCGCAAAGACTATAGCCACCTTAAGAAGATCGTCGCTTTCGACAAAAAGTTTACGAGTCTTCTTGACCACTTTCTTCCTTTTTAAGCGAAAAATCTCTAGCGAGACCCTCCCAGTGTTCTTCGTTCACGTCTATGTCTTTTGATTCGCATGTTCCATGACAGTTATCATCGAAGCAATTTGGATTTATACAGTGAATATTTTTTTTCATCGTTAAGGCTTCCTTTCTTTCTTGTATGGTTAGTTTTTCTTTTTTATTGCCGTATTTGCTGCGGCGAGGATTACAGCAGCATTGACAGCGAGGTTTATTGTCTCTTGCTTTTTCTAGTTTGCCGGATTTAAAATTTATGCTATTTCTTATAGTTCTGCTCATTTGTATTCCGCTTTCTTTGTTCCTCTCCAGTCGGGAAACTCCGTGCGTCCGAAATTGGGGCCGTAAGCCGTATGAAGATGGACGGTAGATCCATGCTTTACGATAACTGGCCCCCAGTCTTCGAATTTCAGACCCGGAATATCCATTTCACTTACATTCATATATACACCGTTGGAGATTAAAATGTGATCGTTATCTCCTGCATCCATACATCTTTGAGCCATATTGATTCCGTGCCCGCTAACATTGGGGTTATTGTTTATGTCTCTTACAGGTACAACTGGACCCGTGTAAAGTCCGTTCCTCAAACCTATGTCTGCGCTCTTGTAACATTTTTTACCCACGTCAACAGCACATTTGAAAGCGGCATGAACGCTGTTGAAGAAGACGAGAGCCATTCCGTCTCCAGTCGGAAGAACAATCAGCTTCCCTTGTCTCTGGGCCTGTTGATAGCCCTCTGTCCCTTTGACTATGGCTATAAGATCGTCCATGACCTTCTTTTGCATAAGAGTGCTCTTTTTAGAGTACCCCACGATGTCCATAAAATACGTATAAGATTCACACGGGCTATCGTAAGTTATAGAGTCTCCTTTGCAGGAAAATGGATCCTCTCCCCATTTCCATTTTATAACACGGGACTTCTTTATTCTCTCTTCTTCTTCTTTGATTTTGTCGGACGCTTCTTTTATGCGAGCACTTCTTTCGTCGTGTTCTTTTTGGAGCGCCGCATCTCGATCCTCCCTGTCGGATTTAGACTCTGTCATCTTACCCCATAAGCTTTTTGGGGCTTCCTTAACCCCTTGAAACTTCATCGACTTGTATTCCCTAGGGTCTTTATCTACTCCGACTTTCGTTGTCGACACGACCCTATGTTGTTTTGTTTTATTTCTGTTTGTATTTTTGAGGCAACCTTTAGTTTTTAGGTATTTCAAAAGGTCTTCATGGTTATTGTCCAAAGCGATTTCATAGGGGTTTAACTGTCCGTCGTGACAGGAGCCATTAGGGTTAGCTTTATACTCAAATAATAAATCGCACATCTCTTGATTACCTAATTCTACCGCATAATGTATAGCCATCCATCCTCGACCATCTCTACCGTTTACCTTTATAGACTCATCTTCTAAGAGGGTTTCTATTTCATCTATATCCTCCATCTGAACAGCTTGATGAAGAGTCATGTCGTTTCCGTAAAATTTACCCCCTTTTGCTTTTAAGTTGTTTATTATTTTAAAACGACTAGAGCCTTCGGCTACGTCCATAGGATATACGATAGGGTCTTTAGCGTGCTCGTTTTTCTGAAGAGCAAGGTTCCAGTCGCTTTGTTTTTCGTGCTGAGGGGGAGCACTTTTAATATTTGGAGATATACCAGCTTCTAGTATAATCTGCACTATTTTCGCCTTGCTGTAATTTGCGGCATAATGTAAAGGGCTCCAACCCAGCTCTTCGTCCAGAGACGAAAATGTTTTCTTGACGGTTGCTCCAGATAAAGCTTTTCTAATACCTTTTATGTTACCATTGCTGGCCAAGGTGTGCAGTTCACTCATTCCTTGTATTACACAACAGTTTTACCAAACCCACACTACATAATCCTCATCGGACCAATCTTCGGGTAAAATATCATAATCTTTCCTTTTCATATCAAAAAATACACATTTGCTAGTTTCAGCAAACCTTCGTTGCCAAAATTAGTGTAATATATTTCGTATGAAAAAATACGCTGCGATAGCTTTATTGGGTTTTCTGGCAGCTTGCAGTAATAAGGAGGCTGCCACAGGAACTTCGGCAACTACTAACGTAGTTGAAAAATCCTTTGGACAACAACTCAAAGAGAAGATTGTCGAACAAGCTGTTAATACAGCCGTAAATGAAACGGTAGATAAAATAGCGGATAAAACCAAAGATAAAGCTAAAAGCAAAATATTGGAAAAATTAATTCCATAAAATACAAATAAAATACACGTATAACGTGGCCCCGTCAAGTTTGAACGGGGTTTTTTTAGTGTAATATATCAAAATATAAGAAAATGGCTTATACGAAATCAAATTTACCAATAGATCAAGGATCAACGTTTTCGACCACTATAACAGGTTACGACGTTGGTGGGAACCTGTTAAATCTCACTGGGTATTCTGCCGCCGGTAAAATCAAGTATAATTATAGTACGGGAACTTCTCTCGTCGACTTTACGGCTACGATACAGTCAGGAGTAGCTGGCGCTGCCTATGCTAGTGGACTGGTTGACATTTCTTTAACTGCGACGGAAACCGCCGCTTTAATCGTAGGAGATTTAAGATACGACGTTGAAGTAACGAGCGGTGCGAATGTTACTCGAATTCAAGAAGGTCTCGTCAGGGTAAGTCCCGAAATAACAAGCTAAAAAAGCCACCCTCGTAAGAGGGTGGCTTTGAGAATACCCTTTTATTCGCCCGGATCGTTTCCGTCGATTACTTTGTCGCGATTGTTCTTGAACTCTGCGCGGATTTCCTTAATGCGGGCATGAACTTCTTTTTGGCTAGCTCTCATTTGCTGAACCCACTCTTTTCTCGAAGCTGCCATTTTCTCCCTCAGAGCCTTTTTCTCTTCGTCAGTAGCGTCTTTCCATCCGGCTTTATCGAAAGCCCCCCTGCGTTCCTTGGCGGCCTTGGCGAAGGCCTCCTTGAGCTCTTTGATCTTGGCGTCGTCTCTCACGAGCTTACCGAATCCACTATCCTTCTTGTGGTCGCCCTTCTTACGGTCACGAACCTTATGGCCACGTTTCTTTGCGTCTCCACGATGCTTCCGGCGCTTTTCAAAAGCAACCTTAAGGCGTTCTTTGACTTTTTCTGGATTCCATTTCTTTCCACCCCGCTCAGGTTTTTCTTTTGCAGGTTTATCTGGTTTAGGTGCGCGCTGAGCTTGCGCGGTTGTTAACGCTGACGCTATAATAGCCACCAGCCCGATTTTGAGTATACGTTTAATAAACATAACAAATATTATACCGCAGGATTCATGCCAATATCAAATTTGTAAATTCCATAACAAAAATCGCTAAACTTTAAATTTTATTTTATATCTTGGGCGCTACTTACCACTTAGTTTGTTAATATTTCCCAAAACCCGTGTAAGATAAGTATGTTCGCATGGATGATTCAGTACATTATATTATAGAAGGTGTTTTGGCCGCTGGGGGCTTCATGGTTGCACTAATTATCAAAAG